TTAAGCTTTAGAAATGATGGGAGATAAAATTGGTGATCAAAATGTACAGGAACTAAAAGAATTTGGTGAAACTTTTCAAGATTTAACAAATAGTACTGTTTTATTTTTCACAAGAGTACAAGCAGCAGTTGCAAAGTTGTTAAATCAAAGCTTGGGTGGGATTCAAGAGACTTTTGTAACTCCTGGTAGAACTAGACAATTTATTCAAGAAAATCCTAATGCCCCTGCTTTTAGAAATATTAATCAACAAATTGCTGATCTTGAAGCCAAAAGAAGACAAGGTGGAGGTAGACAAGATGTTAAAAGACTTACTGATCAAATAAATGCTTTAAAATCACAAAAAAAAGAAATTGCTGAAACCATTCTTTTAGAAAAAGATAAAGATGAAATACGAAGTAATACAAATAAATTAATTACTGCTGGTCTAGGAGATTTAAGAAAAGAAAATGAATTAAATAGAGCCATTATCGCTGGTAAGAAAGAAGAATTTTTATTAAATCAAGCTGTTGAAGAAAAAGTTAAAAGTATGGGTTTATTGATGAAAGATCTTAATGACTTACAACTTGAACGAATAAAAAATGATATTACTATCAATCAAGGTTTAAAAGAGCAAGCAGATGCTGCACAAGATTTACAAGAAAAATTTGACAAAATTGGAGAAAGTGTAGAAAAAAGTATTGTTGGTAATCTTACTGATGCTGTTATGGGAACTCAAAGTCTTGGACAAGCAGCAGTTAATGTATTAAATAATTTAAAAAGAAAACTTATTGAAGTACAAATTGAAAGGGCTGTTGCTGGTATAGGAGATAAAGTTGGAGGATTTTTAGGTAGTTTATTTAAAAGAGAAAGAGGTGGTCCAGTAGCTGCTGGTGGTGCATATCTTGTTGGAGAAAAAGGCCCAGAGATTTTGCAAATGGGTTCACGAGGTGGCAATATTATTCCAAATAATAAAATTGATGGAGGCACAACAAATATTGTTAATGTATCAGTAGATGCTTCTGGTTCTTCTGCTTCTGGTAATAGTGCAGATGCACAGCAATTAGGTGCTGTTATTGGTGCTGCTGTTCAAGCACAATTAATAAAAGAAAAAAGACCTGGAGGTTTATTAACTAGATAAATGGCAACTTTTCCTGATTTTAAACCGATTTACGGATCTACAAAAACAATCAATACAAAAGCTGTAGTTGTAGATTTAGGTGATGGTTATCAGCATCGTACTCTTTTTGGCTTACCACAAAATCAAAGTCCAATGACTTTAGATTTAACATTTAGTGTTAGTGAAACTGAATCTGACACCATATTTTCTTTTCTAAATGATAGAGACATAGACCAAGCAAGTTTTGACTATACCCCAGTGGATGAAGCAAGTTCTTTAAAATTTATTTGTACGAAAAAAACAAAATCATTACCTTATAACAATAGAGCCATAATAAATTTAACTTTTGTACAAGTATTTGAACCATAATGGCAATACCTACCTCTGAACTGCAAAAGATAAATCCGAGTGCAATTATTGAATTGTTTAAAGTAGAATTGAATATTTTACTGCATGGATCATCAACAGTTTATAGATTTCATGCTGGTACAAATCAGCTAAATGGAGATATTATTTGGCAAGGTGACACATATGAAAGATATCCAATACAAGCTGAAGGGTTTGAATATTCTGGAACTGGTAGTTTACCTAGACCTACATTGACAATATCAAATGTTTTTGGTTTTGTTTCTGCTTTGATAATTAATACAAATAAAGTAACAGCAAAAAATGATTTGCAAGGTGCAAAATTCACTAGATTAAGAGTTCTTGCTAGTAGTCTTGATAATGCAAATTTTAATCCAGTTACATCAACCAGTACAACAACTACAACCATCGCCGACCCTGCTGACGCTGAAACTGTTACTTATACAGTAACTGTTGCAAATGTAGGGGGTGTAAATATATTTTTATTAAACGGTGTAAATAATCCAGTTATAACAATGAAACGTGGTTCAACCTATATCTTCAATCAATCTCATAGCACAAATGTTGGACACCCTTTAAGAATTACATCTGATGCTGGGGGACAGCAAACAACAGTTAATGCTGGTACTCTTGGAACAGATGCAACAGTCACTTATCAGCCAGCATATCCAACTGCACCAAATGATTTAAGATACTATTGCACATCCCATGGTAATGCTATGGGAAATACAATTACAATGAATGATCCAAATACAACGACCCAGGAAACTACAATAACAACGTCAAGTCAAACAAACCCTTTTGGTACTCCAAATGCAAATGAATTACCTCAAGAAATATATTTTATTGATAGAAAAGTTACAGAAAATAGAGAATTTGTACAATTTGAATGTGTATCAGTTCTTGATTTGCAAGGTATTAGAGTTCCAAAAAGACAAGTTACAAGAAAAGACTTTGATGGAGTTGGTACATTTATAAATACATGACTTGGAAAACTGACGCTGAAAAACACGCTTTTGATTCCCTGCCAAATGAATCCTGTGGTTTATTAGCAATTATTAAAGGCGAAAAAAAATACTGGCCTTGTAAAAATATTGCTGAATCATTGCATGAGTATTTTATTATTGATCCTGATGATTGGGCTGATTGTGAAGATAACGGAGAGATTATTGGTATTGTTCATTCACATCCAATAGGCTCAATATTTCCATCAGATAATGATAAAGCAAGTTGTGAATTTTTAGATCTTGAATGGTTTATATATAGCCCTGTAATAAAAGATTGGTATTCTTTTAAGCCCTCTGGCTGGAAACAACCTTCTTTGATTGGTAGAAATTTTATATGGGCTGTTAATGATTGTTGGTCAATAATAGATGACTATTATAAAGAAGTAAAAAATATTGATTTAAAAAAATGGATAAGACCAAAAAAAATAAAAGATTTTATTGCTAACCCTATGTTTGAAAAAGGATTACCAATTACAGGTTTTAAAAAACAAGAGACTTTAGATGACATACAAAAAGATGATGTTTTGCTTTTTCAATCAGTGACAGGTAAGTTAGATCATGTAGCTGTTTATGTTGGTGATAACATGATATTAAATCACAATATTCACAAGCTATCTTGTAAAGAACCATTTGATTTAAATTATCAACAGAATTTAAAAGGAGTGTATAGATATGACCCTTAAAAAAATAAAAGTTTATGGAAAACTTAGAAAGTTTTTAGGTGAGTCATCTTTTGAAGCTGATGTAAATACACCATCACAAGCTATAAAATTTTTGCTTTGTAATTTTCCTGAAGTAGAAAGCCATATGGCTAATCAATATTACAAAATTAAGATGGGCGAGCAAGATATACCACTTGATTTATTGCATTTAAAAGGTGAAGAAGATATAAAAATCATTCCTGTTGCATCTGGATCTTTGCCCGCTGTTGGGGCTATCTTTGGTGGCATTTCTGCTGGTGCTGCGGTTGTAGCAAGTGCCGCTTCAGCTATTCCTGTCGTGGGAGGTATTGCGTCTGCTGCTATAGGTGCGGTAGGTACAGTTGCTGGTGTTGTAGGTACAGTTGCAACAGCAATTCCTTCAATTCCAGTTATAGGCGGTATTGCCAGTGCCGTTGCCACAAGTGTTGCGATTGATGGTGTTACATCTTTAATTACTCCAACTCCATCAGTTCCGACAAGTTCTGCGGCTGAGGCTTTTTCACAGAATGACCCTCAGATGCAAGCAAGTAATTTTGCTTTTAGTGGCATACAAAATGTTTCAAGAAGTGGTGTTGCGCTGCCAATAATATATGGAGAACGTTTTGTTGGAAGTATTGTAGTCTCAAATGGTGTTGATACAGTACAAGTAGATGGTACAGCTTAATGCCAATACCTAGTTTTGATGAAAGCCAAAGAATAAGTGATCCTAAATTACCAAAGGATCAATTAGGTAGTATTCAGCGATCAACTATCGTCGATGTATTAGGAGAAGGTGAAATCGAAGGATTTGCTACGGCTTCTAAAGAAGGACACACACAAGGGACACAAAATTATCTCAATGCAATGCAAAAAGATATTTTCCTTAATGGAACACCAATTTTAATATCAAGTGCAAATTCATTACAGCCTATCCCATCAGATTTTAATTTTTCTAACGTATCTGTTGAGGAAAGATTTGGAACCTCAAATCAAACTCATATTTCTGGTATTTCAGACATTGAAACAGAAACCACTGTTAATGCCGCTGTTACAAATAGCACCCCTGTATCAAGATCAATTTCAAACGCAAATATAAATGCCGTCAGAGTAACCATAGCTTTTCAAGCTTTACAAAAATTTGAAGATAATGGAGATATAGTCGGTACTTCGGTAGATATAAGAATCCAAATAATTCAAAACAATGGAACTACTACAACACCTATTGATGATAGGGTCACAGGAAAAAGCCCTAGTGCATAT